GCCTTTGGGGTCGAGTTTGTAGTTGCCGTCACCAGGTCTACCCAGGCGCTCGTAGAACATGTCCCATTCAGACGCGTCTGCCGTGTCTCCTGGGATCGTGATCTTGTCTTTGCCAATCATTCGCTGTGCGTGCACATACGATTTGGCAAGGCCATTCAAGTCCTTGATGTCGGCTAGAGTGGGATCAGCCCGCAATGTTTCATCTAAACCAGCTCGCCAATCCTGCATCGAATTGTCAGAGCTGCCCGCAGGAGCGCCACCGGCGGGGGTACCACCAGCTCCGGCGTCTCCGGACCCTGCATTCATATCACTCATTTACATTCTCCAGTTGTTTAATAATTTCTCTTGGGTCTCTTTCCAAAAAACGCAAGATGCTAAGTACCAAGCGACGCTGCCCTTCACGGTGCGCCGACTCAGTGGGATCACCAGCAACGTACGTGGTGTTCGAGATGAACCCTACCCGGCACAAGTGCTCGAGTACACGTTCGCCGTCTGGCGTGGAAAACACGGCCTGATACGAGGTATGCAGGTCTAGTAAGTCTGGTTTTTTCTTGGCTGTCATACGGCAGGACCCATCGGCATTTGACCTTGCATTGGTTGATCAACTCCTGGGTTCGGCGCAGGTGTCTGACCCTCAGGCATCGTTGCTGCTGCAGTTGCTGCATCCTTGGCTGTAGATGCAAGTTCACGGCCACGCACCACATCAGCTGCGTCTTGAGCTTGTTGAGCCTTGGCTTGACGTGTCTTGGCCACCTCATCGGCTGAGTACAAGGTTTCCATTGGAGCATCCAACAGCTTGTGTGCCCAACGCAATGTACCGTCACCATTGAGGTTATCAAAGATCTCGGGTTTAATGTTGGCCAATGGTACGATACTCTCAAGCAATCGAGTGAAGCTAAAGAGCTGCTGTGTCTTCTGTGCACGTGCCACTGGAGAGACGTAGTCGATGCGCATGCCACGACCCTGCACTGACTGTGGAGGAGGTGGCAGCATCTTGCGACGCATCATGATGGCGAACACGCGGTCAATCATGGGACCAAGCAATTCAAACTGCAAGCGGCCAACCATGGGACCCATGAGGCGCATGCGTTCTTCTTGGCGTTGCAACACTTCAGTCGCAGTCATGGAAGGACCTTCACGCATCTGCATCCAGTCAACGTGGAATGTCTTCAACACGTGCTGGCGGCGAGACTCAATGAAGTCAAGGCCAATGTCAGGACGAACACCTTCAACCAATGGTTTGACTGTGTCTTGCGTGCCTGAACGGTAGTAGTTCAAGCCGCCGGGTATGGTGCGCAATGGCAGCATGAAGCCGTCGTCAGGTACCATGAGTGGAGGATCAGTGGCCTTCTGAGCAGCCTTGATGACCGTCTTGCTCATCTCGTTGATCATCTTGATGTCAGGCATAGCAGTCATGGCAGGAGACCTACCGTAGACTTCACCTGCAGTCTTGGTCCAACGAGGAGACATGAAGGGGAATTCGTTGAAGCCGCCCATTTCCAGGATCAGCTTCTCTTCCTCAAGTACGTAGCCACTCAACCAAGGCATGTCCTTGGAAAGCTTCGATTGAGGATTGAAGGTGTCACGAGGTTCGACCACGTGGATGATCGTGTATTCCTTGTGAGGTTCCTTATACACGATCTCTTTGAACTTGTCTGGCAGTACCTTGGCGTTGCCGTACAGTTGCAAGATCTGACGGCCAGTCATCTTGTACTGGCGGTAGAGAGTATCGACGACACCCTCAGCGTTCTCGGCAATGAAGCACTCAGCAAGGTGGAACGTGCGGAACGAGATCGGTTTGCCGGGACGGTCTTCAACGTACATGACGCCCGTACCATAGGACCCGAGGTCTAGGTACAGTTCATGGATCATCGTACCAAAGTTGCTGTTAGGAGAGTGGAACACCTCCTTGAACATGATGTCCACAACTGTCTGCAACCACTTGATCACTGACTCCTCGCTTGAATCCGTTCTCTCAATGGAGAGACCAAACCAAGTTTCAGATGGAGCCGTCAAGTAACCGTGTAAACCAGCAGCGAGTTGCTCGTTAGCCAGCGGTGCCGTTGAGTCGTACACGCGGTCATAACGAGTACGGTCGCCCTGAGACCGGGTGATATTGAAGTCACCGCGCTGAGGGTTAACGTAGTCAGTACAGTCTTGCCAGAGGCTTTCCCAAGGTCCGCGAACCTGTTTGAGTTTGCCTAAACGATCAAGAGACAGCTGTACAAAGTCACGCTGCTGCTTGTCGTCCATTAGTCACCGCCAAGTTTAGTAGGAGTGCCCAAGAGCTTTTTCTTCTGGAGTTTTTCCATACCGATGCTAACGCCTTGCGCGCCAGTCAGCATGGTTGACTCACGGCCTTGAGCTCCGCCTTCAGCTGAACGCTGCTTGTCAACGGCATCGCGAACTGCTTTGTCATCGACCTTGGGAGTATCAGGAGCAGCTGCGGGAGCCGGTGCTCCACCGCCGCCATTCATACCTAGTAAGCTTCCAACGAATCCACCACACATAATCTACCTCCGTTTTTTGAACATGTTCCCGACGACGTCGTAGCCCAGGAGTTTGTACAGGGCTGCCGTACGCTCCGGCGCCACCATCGTCGAAGTGGCTGGGCAGATCTCCTTTGCGCCATGAGCAAATGCCCAGTCCTCAAAGGCAGAAACTAATTTGACAGCAGCCAAACCGCCTCGTTTGCTGGGATCAACAAACAACGCTAGATCGCATGCCATCAGATCCTGACTGAAATAATACTCCGTAAGAAATCCGGCGTACATACCGATTATGCCTTGGTTCGTTTCTGCTAGGTGCAAGAACCAGCGGTCCGGGTTTGGCAGCATTACCTGGGTCACCAGATGAGCTACCTTCTCGGGACTATATACGCAGGTGCGGGCATAAACAGACTCGTTGAAGATCCCTTCAGAGAGTTCGTAGACCCGAGGTACGTCGGCTTCTGTGGCGGGGCGAATGATCATAGGATCTTGTAGTCCATGTCAGCCATCCTTGGCAGCTTCTGGCGGTTGAGGTCAAGCTGGTCGCGAATCCCGACGCACATGTACCTGAAGGCGTCTGCAGGGTGACTGGTCCAGTCGTGCAGCGGCTTGTCTCTGAAGACCTTGTTCTTCTCGTCAAAGTCTTTTCTGTACTGGCGCAGAGACTCGATCAAGTGGCGGGTTTTCTTCTCGTCGAACCAGCACTTTGGCAGAGTTGTTCGGACGGCTTCAATACCGTCATCGATCCTAAGGTTTGGTACCACTCGGAATCTGATGCCAAGTTCTCGGGCAACTTCAAGTCGAGACTTACCGCTGCCAAGCTCACGAACTTGAATATCGTGTGGGGCCAAATGTTCTCCGTAGACATACTCTTTTTCCTTGACGATCTTGGCGTAGTGAGCCAACCCTTCGCCACTGTTCTCGTAGTAGTCGATGATGCGGATCTCTTGGCCGTGCTTCTGATAAAAAACTATTGCAGTGGAGTCACCGACTCCAAGGTCCCAGGCTGTGTGGACCTCTAGACGCGGCTCGTAGGGGAGGGAGGTCAACCTACCGTCGGCTAGGAGTTTGGCCATGGCGGAGCCGTAGTATGAACCGACTAAAGGCGCGTCAAAGCTGCAATAGAACTCTTGCTGGATCATCTCCTCAGGCATGCCAGCCTGACGTTCCTCTTCGACTGCATCAGAGGAAATGGCCCGGGTATCTTCAACTGTCAGTGTCTGCTGGTACCACTTCTCATTTCGCTTGGCCATATTGAGCAAGTCGTAGCCGTGGTTTCGACCTCGAGCGGTATAAATAAACAACGCCCATCCGCCATTCTCTGCCAAGATGGGACGAATGTAATCCCAGGCACGAGGATCTTGCAAGGAGTATTCTGAGAAGACAACGCCAACAGGGTTTGCTCCCACCAATCGGTCGACGTTGTCGGTTCCCACGACCTGATAGATTGAGCCATTCTTTAACGTCAGCCTCATCTCGGTGTTGTTGACAGCTTCCCACATCTCCTTGGGGAAATGCTCGATGAACTTGCGCCCGTCACGAGTCATCCCGTCCCAGGCAATCTTCCTGCCCTGGTTGTATGTCGGAAACAAATGCCAGTATAGACCTGGCCTTGTGAGTGCTGAGACCGCACACCAATTGACAGACAGCAAGTCCTTGCCTGCTCGTCGATGCCAAACAGCTACGGCACGCTTGCCGCCATCCTCGAGAAACTTCCAGAGGGGAAACTGGTAAGGCCTTGGTGCCCAATCAAGTGGTACCGTTATCTCCGCCATCGTCTGCCTTTACTATGTCGCTAAACCGAACGACGTTAATGTTGAAAGAACCACTGCCCTCGATCTCCATCTCAACAGCTTTACGCTTGGGAGCAACGTACTGGGCCAGTTCCTTAAAGGCCTGGAACTTCAGTTCCTGACTAGCGGTGGGATCAGAAGCAATCATGGCCATCCCTTCAATGGGATCGCAATTGAGTGCTTCCAACTTGTCTTCAATCTCCTGGGTCCGCTTGTTCTTGGAACCTGCAGGACGGCCGGCGCCTTCGCGCTTACCTCCAATTTGTGCCATGGTAGGACCTCCTACTTCTAATAATATACGAACTACGTGAGATTGTACATAGATCCCCTGAATTTCGCAAAGGATCATAGGTTATTGGCTTATTGTATTGATTGGCATTATTTTACTTTTTTCTCTGTGAATGCAAATTTTTTCCCTATACTATGCCCAATATGCACGGATTTTTGCCGATTTACCTTTCGACTCCCCCGCAGAACCACTGACCTGGCGCTTTTGGGGCCGGATCCGCGCGCCGCCGCCCCGGGGCCCTGGCTCGCAGCGCCTGAATCTGCCGGCAAAAATCATGTTCTTTTATATAGAGCATAACGGTTTCAATACTTTCGTGCATGTTTCAAGGACCTCGGATCCCGTTCGAACGTGTTTGCAGCAAGGAAAACGGCTAAAGTGCGAAGGATCGTGGAGGAAAATGGCAGGGATTGGGATGAATTTCTTTGATTTTTAATCAGGTGAGAGTCATGAGCTGTTGATGAAGGTCAGGAGCTGTCGGCAGCGAGGACTCTGCATTCGCGGAAACAGGGGAAGATGAAGAGATTGGTTGGTGATAAGTTTTATTGATCAAGAATGTGGACTCAATAAAAAACTTTTTTGCGCAAGACTATGTACTTTTCGGATTTTGTCTATATAATACGAATCACGGGATAATCCCGCATAAAGGAGAATTGGAATGGACTTTGTAGAAACCAGCATCAATGGAATTCGTAAGGTCAAGATGACCAGGGAATTCGCGATTGACTCAATCTTGTCTCAATGGAAGGATCTCTATGATGATGATCCAACAGAAGCTATTCAACGGCTGCTTGAAATCCAGCGAAAAGGAATCCGTGGATTGGATCAGATGACCAACATCGAACTCGTCCAAGAGCTCGAAGGATCGGTCTTTTATGGTGAGATCGTTGATGAGATCACGATCGTTTCAGCGAAAGGAGAATGATGATGGAACAAGAATTCGAAGTGTTGACTCGTAAAGACGATCTGTCCGAATTTAATGGTGGCAGCTTGAAGGGATACATCCGAACCACATTCAAGGAACTGTGCGAAACATTTGGAACTCCAACTCATGGCCCATTCAATGAATGGCACGACAAGGTGACATGTGAGTGGAAGATCAAGACAGATGACGGTCTGTTCGTGACCATCTACGATTGGAAGATGGGAGAGACTCCGATGGGCGAATATCAGTGGCATATCGGTGGACACGACCGCAAGAACGTTGAGTGGGTCGCCATGTGGCTGGGAATCGAGGGTTCTCACTGGGGTTGAGCTCAGGGGGACAGTATTGCCTCTATTAGTATAGGGAAAAAATAAAAATTTTTGTGCAAATTATGTCCCCTTGGCCAATCAATACAATACACCAATAACCCATTGATTCTGTTCATATAAAGGATCCGAGGTCCGTGTTGAGCTTTTTACGCCAATATATTCTTCGGACTATTTACGTGATTCGGGATCCATGGTACGATAAATTTCCGACAACTTAGAAAGGAGAATTCGGATGAAAGTAAGTGACTTGTTAGAGATCCTTGAGGATTATCCCAAGGACAATGAGGTGATGATCGCAGTCGATCCTGCGAATCCCTACATTTCCCACATCAGAGGGGTCGTGAAGCCGTCAGGCGGCAGTCCGATCTTTTTGCTCGAGGACTACGGTTCTCGTCCCACACAACTTGAACTTTGGAGAATGTTAGATGAGTAATATAGAAGACAGCAAAACCATCGATGAGTTGCGCAGTTATTCAATGCAAGACCTGCAAGCTTTGTATTCCAAGATGACCAAGACGCATGCTCCCAAGTTCTCGGACAAGGGTGTTGCTGCCAAACGCCTGCTGCCGATGCTGGAACAGCGTAGGCAGGAGAGCGCCAAGAAGCTGATCATTACGCCCGCACCTAAGGATTTGTCGAAGATCATCAAGGTCCGAGGCCGTCCTGCAGGTCAGAACGATCAGCGAGTCTACGTCTTCAATTACGACCAGTTCAATCAGAAGTACAAGCAACTGGCTCCACAGGCGCGTATGATTCTTCGGTCACTCGAAGATCGCGGGGTCAATCACATCAGTGAGCAAGATCTCAAGGCAGCCATTCAAGTCAAGACGAAGCAAGATCCTTGGCGCATCTTCCAGTATTATCGCCCGAAGATGATCTCAACAGGCATCGTCAAGATGGAGAACCAGCATGAAAAAATGGGTTGAGTACTGTGCGGCATTCTTGGCAGTATGTATGGTCCTTGCCAGTCTTTGGCTTGGTCTTATTGTGGGTTGTGCGCTCGATGATCAGTGCTTCGAAGAGAACACGGGGCAATCGGCTCAGGATCCTAGGTTCAAAAGACCTGAATAACTGGCAAGTGTTACTATGGATGGCGGCCATTCCCACAGCGGTTTTATCCGTTTTGGCCGCAATCTTTCTGTTCCGACTTGCTCTGTTTGGTGTATGATGAAGGCTCGAACAACGCTCTAGAAAGGAGAATTTTATGGCCCACTTAGTAGAAACCATGGCTTATGCCAATGAAACCCCCTGGCACGGATTAGGCAACCGCGTATCCGATGCTCTGACACCTGACGAGATGCTCGTTGCTGCCGGTCTTGACTGGACAGTGAGCCGTCGTCAGATCTTCACGACTCAGACAAACGATCCCACCAGTGACATTTCTCTGAAGTCCAACGATTACGGGCTCTTGGTCCGCGATTCTGACAACTCGGTCTTTGGTCCTTGTGGCAAGAACTACTTGCCTTTGCAAAACCACGAGGTGTTCACGTTCTTCGACAAGTTCGTCAAAGCTGGTCACATGAAGATGGAGACTGCTGGTTCCTTGGATGGTGGTCGTCAGGTCTGGGGCCTTGCAGCCATCAACCAGGGCTTTGAACTGCCTGGTGGGGACCAAGTCAACGGTTACTTGCTGCTCAACCAGCCGCACGTCTGGGGCAAGTCCTTGACCATCATGTTCACGCCCATCCGTGTCGTCTGCAACAACACCTTGACTCAAGCACTTGGTCAGGCTGGTCACCGGTTCAGCATGCCTCACGTGCGTGAATTCGATGCCGACGTGATCGCCAAGGCAGAAGCTGCTTTGGGACTGGCTTCAGATCAGTTGGCTGCCTTCCAGCAGACCGCTGAGTTGTTGGCCAAGGTCGAGTACAACGAACAGAAGGTGCGCAAGTTCATCGCCCAACTGTTTCAACCAGTTCTATTGGAAGAGCAAGAGATCACACCAGACCAGTTCAGTCGTTCTGCGTCTGATGTGTTCCAATGCCTGCATACGCAGCCAGGTGCTGCCATGAGCGAAGGTTCATGGTGGTCGGCTCTGAATGCAGTCACCTATTACGTTGACCACAAGGCAGGTCGTGACCGCGACTCGTCCTTGCAGTCTGCGTGGTTTGGCCCGCGTGCCGCTCTCAAGCGGAAGGCCTTAGACTTGGCTGTCGAGTACGCGCAAGCAGCCTAATCATGGAGAACCAGAATGGTGACTTACCGCTTCGTGTCCGTGCCAGAGTCCGCTTTGGCCAAACAGGCAAAGGCCATTCTGGCGATCATTGAGGAAGCTGGCGAGATCGGGAAAACCGAACTCCTGACGATTGTCGGCCAACGCCTCAAGAGTCGCCAGAGCCCTCAACGCCTGCTGTCCTATTATCAGGGCAGCTTAATTAAGACAGGCAGTATTGAAGCAATCCGTTCCGTGGTACGATGAACTTCGGAGTCGTTCCGAGGCCGACTTAAAAAGCCTCGACCAACCCTAGAAAGGAATAGCTATGGCTAATGAAAGAGGAAAATCCGTCGACAAGACATTCCTGTCCATCGACAACGCAGAAGAGCGCGGGTTCTTGCACCGCGATTACATCGCCCATTGCCTTCGTTGGACGCACGTCGTCAAGTGGCTGCACCAGTCAGGTCGCTACAAGACAGCTCGCATTCTCGACGTAGGTTGCGGCAAAGAGATGCCATTGGCCAAGCTGATGCACTCAAGCCGATTGGCTCCTGCGTTTTACGCCGCAGCTGACGTCGCCAAACTCTCCATGCCTGATCAGTTCGCCAAGTCCACTTGGAAACCGAACCAGTTGCTGGGTGAGACTGATGCAGCTACGCTACCAGTGGAGAAACTTGAACAGCGTCCCAACACGATCGTCTGTTTTGAGGTTGCTGAACACATTGAGCCTGAACATTGTCGTCGCCTGTTGGCCAACTTCGGTGCTTTGCTCGAGCCTGAAGGCACTCTGTTCGTCTCGACTCCATGCTGGGATCCTGATGTAGGTGCTGCTGCCAACCACGTCAATGAGATGACGTACCTTGCTTTTGGTGCTTTGCTCGAAGACATCGGCTGGCAAGTTGAAGGTCACTGGGGCACGTTCGCCTCGATGCGTGACTACAAGGAAGAGTTGCAGCCTGAAGAGAAGAAGGTCTTTGAGAAAATGCGCGAGTATTACGACTCAAATTACCTTGCCACCATCTTCGCACCTCTCTACCCACAATACTCCCGCAACTGCTTGTGGCAGCTGAAGTGGAACCCCAATGCACCGCGCATGTTCCCTGATCTTCGCGACGTTGAAGGTCGTTGGGGCAGCAGCGAACAATGGAAGGAACTGCTATGAGCCAGTGGCAAGACATCAAGGACTTCCATGAAAAATTTGCGCTTAGTTACGACGGACCCCCTCGCGACCTCCCAACGGATCTCTCAAGCTTCCGACTCGGGTTCATTTTCGAGGAACTCGACGAACTCATTGTGGCGGAAACGAAAACTGAGGTACTCGACGCCCTTGTGGACCTCGTCTACGTCATCATGGGCACTGCATATCTACAGGGATTTGATTTCCAGGAGGCGTGGCGAAGAGTCCATGCAGCGAATATGGCCAAGACACGTGGCCCGTCTGCGCGCAGTCAAGAGTATGACATCATCAAACCTGAGGGCTGGACTCCTCCAGATCTATCGGACCTAGCAGGGGAGTGACATGATCATCATCCTTGAAGGTCCTGATGGAGTAGGCAAAACAACGCTTGGCCAACACATGGCCAAGCAACTCAATGGCACGTACCTGCATTTGAGTTACCGTTGGCCTGATCACATGTTCGAATACCACACTGCAGCCATCAGGTGGGCGATTCGCAAGAGCCACAAGCAACCAGTCATCATTGATCGCTGGTGGCCAAGTGAAGCCTTGTATGCTGCTGAGTTTCGTGGTGGCAGCAAGTGGGCGCACATGGGTCGCATGATGGATCGTGTTGCTCGCAAACACGGTGCCATCTACGTTTACTGCTTGCCTGAGAACCTTGAGACGTGGGAAAAGCGTTTTGAGAAGTTGAAGGCAGAACGTGAAGAGATGTACGACTCTGTTCGCGGAGTCGGCATGCGATACTTGCAGCTTTGGTACGGCGACAGCAAGCACGTGCCCAACCACAACTACACAGACCTGCTTGTCAGGACTGGTGGTTTGCAAAACAGACGCGACCATGTGAAGTACACCATTGAACTGTGGGGCGACAAGCTCGACATGTTCACTGACTACGTCGTCATGCGTGCTACTGAGCGCATTGCTGATCAACTGCCTAACTCGATGGATGATCCCAACTTGTTGGGTCATCTTGAAGAAGCACAGTACTTGTGGGTTGGCGAGCGAGTCAATCCCAAGTACAACAACTTGAACTGGCCATGGTACGACTATGGCAACTCAAGTTTGTATCTTGCTGAAGCGCTGCATGGTGTTCCTGCACGTGAGGAACTATTCATGTGGGCCAATGCACAGAACTACGACGGCACAGGCAACAAGCTGATCAATCAAGTTGTTGAAGCCAGTCCAGGTATCAAGGTCATTGCTGTTGGTAAGGTTGCACTCACGCACCTTGTCAAGCAAGGCATTGAAGTTTTTGAACACGTCAAACACCCCGCCTTCGTCAAGCGTTTTGAGGGCGGTGTGGAACACATGAGGGAGATCTTGCGCCATGCAATCCACTAACGAAGTTTGGTTGACAGCACTACGAAACTGCATGATGTCAGGTCGTGATGCAGCACCACGCGGTATGCGCATCAAGGAATTGATTGGTTACCAAACCATCACACCATTGGCAGCTCCTGTACTCACAGTCACTGACCGCAAGCTTGGCTACAGGTTCATGGCAGCAGAAGCCGCTTGGATCTTGAGTGGTGACAACAGAGTCAGCACCATCAGTCCTTACAGCAATGCCATCAGTCGTTTCAGTGATGACGGTTATTTCTTTCATGGTGCCTATGGGCCCATGATTCGAGATCAACTGCACTTCATCATTGACTCGCTAAATTCTGATCCTGATACTCGTCAAGCTGTGTTGACTATTTGGCGACCGAATCCACGTCCTAGTAAGGATATTCCTTGCACGGTCAACATTCAGTTCTTGATTCGCAACAACGTGTTGCATGTGATTGACACCATGCGCAGCAGCGACTTGTGGTTGGGATGGCCTTACGACGTCTTTAACTTCAGCATGCT